CTGTTGGGTAGTTGTCATCAGTTGTATATTTTTCTGCCAAGTCAGCATATCTTGCTGTAGTAGCAGTACCATTGAATACGTTAGCATTCAAGTTACCTGAACTATCTCTTACTGCAACAGTGTCGTTTGTAGCACTTGTACTTGCTGTTCTATTGTTTGATCCAACAACCATTGCGTTTGCCGCTGTTGCTGTACCGTTGAATAGTGTAGCATGAATTTCTTTAAATTTATTTGCACTTGTACCAATATCATATGTATTAGTTGCACCAGGTATAATACCTTCTGCTTTAATCTGTACTGGTTCAGTTGACTGTGCTTGAGCATTATCAACTTTAAATCTGATAACTGTACCAACTTCGTTTGAAATAACTGCTTGGTTATCGTTTTCAATAGCAACACGTAAATCGTTTGAAGCACCTACAGTGAATCCTGCATCTGAGAATCTAACGATTTCAGTAAATGAAGATTCTTGTCCTGGAATACTTACAACATATTCACTTGCCGCTCTGCCGCCAAGTTTTTCTGAGTTAGTAGCAGTACCCCACCATCTGTGTCCAGTTGATGTAACACCTTGTGATGCATTGGTAGTATTCTTTAGGGTCATACCTTGGTGAATGACATCAAATCCTGTTATGGCATTATCAGGGTCGGATGAGTCAATCGTAAAGTCTGACGATGAAAGTACAACAACCACTTCATCATTTACAGTACCTTTGATAACAGTTCTTTGAACATTTGCAATATCTCTAATTGTATCTGTTACAAATGAGGTAACTGTGTCACCTTGTGATTGTGGACCAATCAATACAAAGCCTGCACCTGTATTAGCATATAATTGGTTGTTTGCATTGTCCCACCAAAAATCACCTTCTGTTAATCCTGAAGGTTGTGTAGTGCTTACTTCTGCACCACCTGTTGTTCTGAATTTTGTACCGTCATAAAATTTTAGTTTGCTTGTACCCGAATCAAACCAAATTTGACCTCTAATTGCTCTGGATGGTGCATTAGCACTTGAAAAATTTTCAAGTAAATGAACGAAGTTTTCGTTTTGGATCTCACCGTATCCAGCATAGTTTTTACCTACAAGTTTAAGATCAGTAGTTTGATCGACTGTACCGTCTTCAACTACTGCAATCTGTGACCCGTCGGTTCTATTAATAATATATGCCATAGTTAATAACCCCTTTATTGTATGTATTTATGCTATACGGCAGAAGTTGCTCCACTCGTATATGTCCACGCATTACCTACTACAGTACAAGTAAGGACATATCTGTTTACTGTAAGTGTTACAGAACCGTTTACATCACTAAATTCAACGTCTTTTAACACATCTTCGTTCTCTTGCCCTGTTTCTGTTACCCTCTGAGTAGTACCGCTTGAAGCATCATAAACAAAAGCACCATCTGTGCTTGTATCTGCTGAAACTTCAATTTCTGTTGAACTAACAATTCGTTCAATATTCCATGTTCCGTTTAGGTTTGCCCATGCAGTTCCTGTGTTGTATGTTGCACCTGCAATAATTACATTGCGTCCTGCATCATAACCGTGTACTGCATCAAGTTGTAAAATGGTTGTAGCGCCTGTTGTTACACCTGTAATTGTTCTTGTTGCTACTGTAACAGTTTTATCAACTGACACTGTGCTTTCTTCAAGAGCCGTATTTAGGTCTGCCGCGGCAAACAATGCACTTGCACCTGTTTGATCTGTTGCATGAATTTTAGCAATAGTTCCTGTACGTTTTGTTGATGCTGGAACAATTTCTTGTAATAATGTTGTAATCTTAGTTGCAAAAGCCGCTCCACCATTTTGTACTGGGTCATATCCCATGCCTGTAATATTCAATGCAAGTACAACACCTTCACTATCAATTGCACCGTCAACATAATCTTTGGTTGCAACATCTTGTGCTGATGTAGGATTACCTACGCCAACAATTCTATTCCCGTTTAATACTTCAATTTCACCTGATATACTTTCAAGTTGTAAATTACCTACAGTTGACGAAACTTTTTGTGCATCAATGTTTACATTGTCTACATCAAGACCAGTAAGCGTACCAAGTGTTTGCATCTGTGGAGCACTTGTAATATAATTTAAAGTTGTTCCACTTAAAACTGTATTGCCGTTTAGTTTATAACCTTGGGTACTGTCATACCAAACATTGGCTGTCCATGCATTGGTTGCTGACAACCAATTAAATGTTTTATCACCGTCACTTGAAACGAGTGTTAGTCCTCCGCCATTGATATCTGCATCTGGTTGTGCTGGATCCGAATATCCAAGTTGCATATTTTTATCTGCGATTCTAACTTCTTCAACGTCGGTTTGGAATGTTGTACCAGCAATAGTCATATTGCCTTGGACTCTTACATCGCCGCCAACGTCTAAAGTATACTGAGGATCTGCTTCAAAAATACCAAGATGTGATGTTGCTGTTTTAATTTTAATTGCGGCAGTAGCACCAGTTGATTTTCTAACCTTTATTGTTAAATCTCTGTCTCTAACTTGGTTATCAATTTCTGTTTGATTTCCAACAATTTTTAATACAAGATTGTCTTCTGGTCCAATAGTAATACCAGCATTGTTAATAGTAGTAATTGAACCATTTGTAACAGCGTTTGCATCTGTAGGCATAAACTGTGATGCATTTTTCTTAATGCCCTGTGCATTAATAATTGTATCTGCCGAAGTTGCTGTACCATGAAATTTAAAGTCGTCGTCTAAAACATTTATACCTTTTTGTACTGCACCTGTAATTCCGTTAATAGGATTACTTGCATCTGGTGTAAATGTACTACGTGAAATTACTGCTGTTGTTTGTCCGCCAACATTTAAGTTAACAAGTGTTCTATTTGTTTGAGTTGTATCAAGAACTGTTTCTGTTGAAAATCCTGATAGTCCTTCTGAACTTGCATATTGCGGACCGACCAGTACTAAGTCAGTACCGTCATAAAAATATAGTTTGTTATTTTGGTTGTCAATCCATAAATCACCTGCAACCAGTTGAGGTTGCGTTGGACTTACAATAGGGCCTCCTGCACTTTTAAATGTAGCACCATTCCAAATTTTTAATCTTGCTTCACCGCTGTCGTACCATAGTTGTCCTGTTAATGGATTTGCAGGTGCTTGGGTGTTAGTGAAGTTTTCTAACATCTTAACGAAATTTTCGTTAATACTTTCACCAAAGCCAGAATAATTTCTACCAATCAGTGAAATGTCAGTTGTTTGTGTATTAAGTTGTCCGTCAACTAATTCTACTAACAAATCTCCGTTAGTTTTATTAATCTGATATGCCATTATTTTGCCCCCGCGTAAATTATGTAATTAACAGCCAAGTATGGGTTCATTACATTAAAGTCTTGACCTACTTGTGTATTACTTACAACACCACCCGAGAACGGAAACTTCTGTCCTGCGTTTGAGCCTGTTGGAGCATCTGATATTGTTGCATCAGAATCAATTGGATCTCCTTGAACATCACGTGTTGCATAATACTGGGTTCCACTTGGACCACGTAAATCGTGTTCGTGTTCTGGTAAGTTTTCAACTTCAATTGGTTTTTTATCAACACCTGCTGTACCACCAAGTACATCGGCATTTTCGTTTGTAACTCTGTTTGCTGACCCTGCTGTTGTTCCCATATTATCCATACCAAGTGGGAATCTTCCTCTTAAATCTGGTAACGCAAATTTACCAATTGTAGGATTTGCTTTATATCTTGTTCCAATCACTCCGTGTAATTCAGTCCAATCAACAATAAAAACTTCTCTACCATCACAAGGTAACCATCCTGCTAATTCAAGTGTTTGTAATGTTGCCTCTGTTAAAGCACCTGCATAAGGTGTAATAATTCCTACAGGATTAACTGGTAATGCAGAAAATAAGTTGCTTCTTGATATTTTCTTAATACCTGTTCCGCTTCCATTTTGGTCATTAACTCTATTAATTAATAACTCGTCATCAAATCTTGATGTTGGAACATCTTGTTTATTTGTAATAAAAGTGTTATTAATACTAATATCAAATTCTTTAACAAGAGTGGTTTCTCCTGGTGCAGTATACTGACCGTCATAAATTATATCCGGTGCTGTTACATCACCTCTAACTTTAAATGTTGTTCTACTTGCAAGTTTATCTGAACTACCTGAACGCCCTGTAACTGTTCCTGTTACATTACCTACTAAGTTTGCTCTTACTGTGTTTGCATTAATTTCTGCAAATTTAAAATCTGAAGAACCTATGTTGATAGCATTTGTTGTATCTGGAAGTATAGTTCCACCAAAAGTAGTATTACCATTTACTTCTAACTGATTTCCGATTCTTGCACTCTTAGCAACACCTAACCCACCACTTGTTGTAATGGCTCCTGTTCCAACATTAACTGCTTCTGCAATTCCGTTAACAACAAGATTATTTGAAATAATTGCATTACCTGTGACATCTAATGCTTCTGCAGGCGATAAGTTATTAATACCAACTTTCTGTGTAGAATCAATTCTTAATACAGGTTGTAAATTACCTGCGTTATTAACACGCAAGTCAATGTTAGCACCTGACGTATTGTTAGAAATAATTGCATTCTGTCCTTCAATACCAATTTGAAGAGTTGCGTCACTACCAATTGAAACACCTGAGTTATTTCTAACTGTTAGTGATTGATTTGAAACCGAGGCTTTGTCACCTCTTAAAAAATTTGATGCCGCTACTGGTTCTGATTCTCCAGGAATAATTAATGCTTCTGCTTTTTCTGCAACACCATAATATTTTGAAACTCCTGAGCCTGTAATATCTGCACTGCTCATATTAAATCCAGGTTTGATTGTTGAGAAACCTGTAATAGTTGACTTAGGTGTAAAGGCACTGGTTGCGTAAATTGCAAGAACTTTACCACCTATTTCAACTTGAAGTGCAGTATAGTTAATGTTATCTGTACCAGTTAATGTAGTTGGTCTTACACCTGCCGCAAGTCCGTCACTGAATTCTGGACCAACAAGTATCCAACCCGATCCTGTAAACAAGTATAACTGTTGATTATCCGTATCTGCCCAAAGATCTCCTGCAACACTATTTGCTACATCTGGTGCAGACTCTCCACGTTTTAATCCGCCGGCTTCAATCCAGTTAGTTCCGTCATAAAGTTTAAGTAGATTAACACCAATTGAAGTATCATACCATAACTGACCTTCAATAGGTCTTGCTGGTGCATTATTGTTTGCAAAATTTTCTAATAACTGTAAAAAGTTTTGACCAATAAGTGTTCCGTAGTCAGTAGTAAATCTTCCTGGAATACTTAACGAGGTAGTAGTATCAACGGTGTTATCTTCGATAACAATACTACCTTTGTTAGTTATATCCGTGTAATTAATAGTATATGCCATTTAATTACCCCTCGTTAAAACCGGTTAATGATTGTACTCTAACTGTGTAATCAATTTGAATTAATCTATTTAAACTCTTTTGTACAGGATGGAAAATTACGTGTGTTAATAATCTACCTGTTCCTGTTGGTGAATAACTTACAAGACCTAATTCATCAAACACATATTGACTCTCAGTGCTTGTTGCTGTGTCATTTGCTTCTTGTCCGTTTGGCTCACCGTAATCAAGTAAACATTGCACAATAATATCTGTATAATTTGTACCTGTTACGTGACGTGTTTCAATTTTGTTTCTGTTTGGATCAACGTTATTGACAGACTGATCATCTACAATCTTTGAATATGTCTGATTATATAAACTTGCATTTGTACCAGTTGAGTTTGGCGTTAGGTATGTAATAATGCCTGTAGGATCAACACTTGTACCACCATTACCAAATGCCATTTCGTATACAAATCCTTGGCCTGCATTCGCCAAAGACTCAGCCAATGCAATACTCATATTTTCATAATGAATTGCATTACGCTTATCAATTAAAATTTCCTTAGTTTCGGGGTCAAAAATCTTAATATGCCCTTGCACTAATACTCCGTTTTTGTCTAATAAATTGTCTGTCATTTTGTCATCCTACATTGTATTTATTTAGGTAACTCCACCTGCTCCGCTCTTAAGAACTGTGCAATCGCATTTTCTGTCTTACCTAAGGTTTTTCCTGGCTCATTCCATACTTTACCAATTCTTCTAATAACTGTAATACGCACACCTTCTGCTGGTGCTGTTGCTAAATTTAATATATTAGGAGAACTAATACTAAACTCTGCTGGTGCTGTTACGTCACCCTCAGGAGAATCTTGGTCTACTGTTGGGTCAAACACTGGAATAG